CTTGGACGGTATCAGCACCTTAATTGTGACTGTCACTTCTTGTCCTGCTTCACAGAGTCAACCGGACGGGAGCCAGCGCCTTCAGCCTTCTTGGCAGTTTCACGTGGAACATACCAAACGTGGTAGAGGCCGTAAACGACAAAGCCTGTGACCACTACGATGAACAAAGTTTCCATGCCCGCTCCTTAACTGAACACAAACCGGACGCGACCGACTTCACCAGGCAAGCCGTTGGTGGCGGGGGAAGTCGGAGGGTCAAGTTCAGCCCCGTCACCACCGTCGCCACCTGCGCCTGCCGTCAGCCCGCCGTCACCGGAATAACCCGCGCCGCCGCCGCCAGTAGCGCCACTGTTGCCAGTCGCGTTAGTGACCGTGCCGCCAGTAGCCGTACCGCCTGTGCCATCTACACCGGGCGTTCCGCCGTTGCCTCCGTTGCCGGTCATCGCGGTCATGGTGAATGTACCCGCGTAGGCATTTGACAAACCGCCGGAGCCGCCGTTAGCGTTACCCCCAGTGCCGACAGTATAGAGAATTGTCTGCCCACCCGCACCCGTCACGGTTAGGCTGCTTTTGGAATACCCGCCAGCGCCGCCACCACCGCCGTAAGCGCCGAAATTGCCACCCCTGCCACCACCCCCGCCACCACCCCACACCTGTAGGGTGCAGGTCGTGTAGCCGCTAGGGATGGTCAGGGTGCCAGCGCCTGCGGTGCCGTAGTCAAACGTATTTTGCACCGCATTTTTAACGCACGGCAGGCTAGCCAGAATGCCCGTCATGTCACCCCCGTACCGGCAATCAGCCAATTGCTTGTGCCAACTTTGGTCAGGGTAGCCAAGCCGTTTTGGGCAAGGGTACGGCTGCCGGTTGTGGTGCTGTTAGCCAGCGTCATGGTGTCCGTGGTAATGGCAATGGTCAGCGAGGTGGAGTTGGAATTAACCACCATAATGGTCGTGCCAAGCGGGAAGGCTACCGTACCGTTGGCAGGGATGGTCAACGTCAGGGACGTGCCGTTCATCAGAATCTGCTTGCCACGGTCAGAAATCAGCAACTGATAGTTGGCAGTTTTGGAGTTCTGCGGGCAGTCGCGCCAGCCAATGTTGTAGGAGTTAGCCGCTTCGTCCGTAGCGGACGCCGTGCCGGTCAGGGATGGGCTGGCTAGGGGGGCGTAGGTAGAAGCCGCTGTAGCCGCCGTAATGCCGTCTGTGATGCCGTACCCGGCAAGGGTGGTGGGCGTGCCGGTAATGACAGCCCAAGCAACCGAGGCAGGGTCGTTGATAGCCCGCAGGTTGTCCATTGTCCACAGCGTAGTGCCGGTGGATGTCTTTAGGACTAGTTTGTAGGCAGCGCCGGTGGTCAGCCACACCTGAGCCGATATCCGCCCCGCAGCGTCTAAAACCACCGGGTTGGCGTTGGCAACCGACCCTGCCGAGTCTTGGTAGGTGGTGACGGGGGTGGTTGTGCCTGCCGTGTAGGTGTACAGCAGACCGCCGGTCAGCACCGCGCCGGAATTATCAAAAAACTGCCAGCCTGCGCCAGCGACGGGGGAAAGTGCGACAGCCATAAAAGGTTCCTTTAGGCGACAAATACACCGGAATTGCCGCTAGGCAACTTGGTGACTTTGTAATAGCTAGTACGCAAGGGCGTTACCGTACCGGCGGATGAGGTGAAGTTTATACGCAAGTTGGACGCGGAGGCAGCGGCTTCCACAATTAGCCTAACAATGAACAAATGGCTAGCGCCATTAGTCAGCGAGACAGATGCGCCGAACGCCGCAGCGGTAGCCGTGCTGTTAAACAGGCTAATTCGGTTAGCCGCGCCGGTCGCCGTACCGCCTGCTGCTGCGCCATAGTCAACCGAGCCGCTTAAATTCAGCGGAGCAACGGAAGTGGTTGCGGTAACCGTAACCGTACCCGCCGTGGTTTTGGTGAAACGGCAGTACGCTTCGATTTCGTACTTGCCGTTTGCAATCAACTGCACGGCGCTGTTAGCGTTAAAAAAGTTGCCAATGGCGGGGCCAAAGGCCGTGCCGTTAGCCGTTAAGCGGAAAATTTGAATGGCAGGCTTGTATCCGCGACCGGACGAAGCATCGTTGGTGAAATACGACACCGTGCCGTCGTATTCATACGCTCCCGCTTCTGCCGTGGTTAGGTTGGTGCCGGAGGTCAGTTTCAGCGGGGCGGTGTTGGCAGAGGCTGTGCCAGCAACCAAATGCAGCATGGCGGTAGGCGACCCGACGCCGATGCCAAATTGTCCAAGGGTGCTAAAAATGGCAGCGTCCGAGCCACCGCCCGTCACAAATCGGATGGGGTTGGCGGTGGTTGTGCCAATGGCGAGGTCGCCCGAGGTGGCGGTCAAATAGACCACGTTGGGGGCGCTTAATGTGGACGTTCCGGCAGTGCCAGCCCACCCGCTAGAGTTCATGCCAAAGTTGCCGTAGAACGTGGTCGCCGTACCGTTGTTGTTGCTAATGGTCAGGTCAGCGGATGCGGCGGCACCAACATTGGTGTTCTGCACAATCAACTGATTGTAGGCGTTTACGGTGCTTTGCAGAACAGCAAGGTTGTTGCTGTCGCTGTAACTGAGCGTGCCGTAGGTGTACGCGCCCGTAGCGGCAGACCCTGAGGTAGTAGAAGTGTTGGTGATGCGCTGCGAAAACGTGTGCAAACCCGACCAAGTGGGAGCAATGGTCACGTCCAACGCAGGGGCGGCATCCGACCGCATGGCGCTAGTGGCAACGCCGTTTACCGCCGTCAGGCCAACGGAGGCAGTCGGGTTGGCAAAGGACACGCCGCCAGTGCCGGGAGGAGCCGCCCACGTTCCGTCTGCGCGGAGGTAATTGGTAGTGCCGCCGCCAGACAGCGGAGCCAAACCCTTTAGGGTGCTGGTAAACGTATCTAGCAGGGCAGTGGCTTGGGTGCCGGTAAGGTCTTCCGGCGACCCTGTGCCCGCCGTTGTGCGGCCTTTGAAGGTAGCCGTGGCGACGTTAGCCAGTTTGGCGTTGGTGACTACGGTAGCATCAATCGTCCACACCGTGCCCGAGGAGGACACCGTAATGTCGCCCTTGTCGCCGTCCGTAACGCCGCCGGACGGAGGCGCTGCCCAAGTGCCGTCGGCCCGCAGGAAGTTGGTAGTACCGCCGCCGGAGGCGGGGACAATACCCGCCGCAGCCGTGCCAAACGTCGGCAGACGGGCAGCGTTGACCGTACCCGAGGTCAGGATGCCGCCATCGCGGACACTGGTGCTGGCGACCGTCAGGGTGCCCGCAGGAACGTCTACGTTGCCCGCAGTGACCGCAAGGTACTTGGTGCCGCTAACGTACACGCCGAGGCCGGTGGCGCTGCTGGCGATGTCCATCTTGAACTCGGCAGAACCCGCAAACCCCAGCACACACTGATAGGTGGTGGCGTTGGCGTAGATGTTCAGCGCAGAGGTCGTGCCGGCGCGGCTAAAGGTCCACTGTCCGGTGTAGGTGTAGTTTGCCGTCAGGTTGATGGCTGGCGCGGCGTCCGAGCGCATGGCGGTAACGGCGACGCCGTTAGTGGCAGTCGGGCCGACCGTAGCCGTGGGGTTGGCAAAGGTGACGCCGCCAGTACCAGGAGGCGTTGCCCAAGTTCCGTCAGCCCGCAGGTAGTTGACCGTGCCGCCGCCTGAAGCTGGCGCAAGGCCGTTGGTTGTGGAGGTGAAGACAGAGTAGGTTGTGCCGCCGCTAGATGGCACTACAGGCGGCTGTATCTCAAGCTCCTGTAGGGTCTTCATCATCTCGGCGATGGAGTCGAAAGACGCCCCGCTTACCTGACCTACTTGCAGGTCGTCCAGCGAGGCGGTGCTATTGCCGCCGCCCGCAAGGTTGTAGATGTTGACGAAAAACCGATACCATTCACGCGCCATCAGCCCCGTGCGCTTGTCGATGAAATCGACACGGGGAGCAGGTATCTGGGTAATATCTAGCGGATTGCTAGGCATTGGTGCCGCTCAGGATGAGTTCAGCACCCATGATGACGGTCTTAACTGGGTCTGTTGCGGATATTTCGTATACGCGGTCGCGCAGTTTGGTGGTCATGCCGAGCCGACGCCAGATAGCGCGGGTGCCGAAGGTGCCAATTGCACCCATGTTGACCCACCGTTCGTTTGACCAAGTATGACCTCCGTCATCCGAGAACCGCATCATCACCTGAGGCGACGACCCCTGTCCGCTGTTCAGCCCTACGCCCGTCTCGCAATCCAACTGCAAGGAGTGCTGCACGGTGCGCTTCAAGTCGTTTTGGCCCGTAGGCAGCGCCCGCCACGACCGTAGCCACTTCTGCGGCACGCTGTCATCGGCGTATACGGACAGGTCTAGCGCGTAAATCTTGCCGTTCTCAAAGTCGCCAACGTGCGGGACGTTGTTGTAGGCGGCATGGCAGTTGCTGCGGTGGCGCACAAAGTCGCCTAGCAAGAACCCGGCACGTTCATGCCAGGAGTTGACGGCTACGTCGTAAACCCACGTTTTGCCAGCGGTGGGGAAGGTAAGCACATAAAATGCGTGGCCTTCTTGCTGATAGGTATAAGCAATGGCGTCCGAAATAGTGCCATACGACTGGATGGCGTACTCAATTGCATGAGTAGAAACGCGCTGTCCCGTGTATCCGTTGGCGCGGTAGACAATTCCCTGCCCGCGAGCGTCAGCACCCAACCAGAAGATGCCATTGTCCAGCTTGGCAACCGAGTACGGGGCGACACAGCCAATTTCATTGAATGCACCCTGAATGCGGGTTAGCGGGAAATCAGCCTCGCCGGAGTTGTACCAAACTTCCGTGGAGTCCGTGCCAAACAGCCAAAGTTCGCGGTGGTCCACAATGAGAGACACCAGCCCGTCAGGCGAGCCTTCAGCGGAGGCAAAGTCCAGCGGGTCTACCGACAGACCGTCCAGCAGAGAGGTAATCCACACCGTCTGGCTGTTGGGCTGGTTAAACACGAAATAGCCGTCAAGGTAGCCCACGTTTACCGCGCCCTCAAAGTCAGGGTCAGTAATCTGGGCAAACACGTCGGTGTTGTAGTTGTAGATGAACCCGTCAGGGTTGCAGGCAATGAACAACTGAGTGCCGTTGTCCGCCATGCTTACGGGGCCAGTGCCGGTCACCGTACCCTTTAGGATGGCAACGTAGGCAGAGGTCACTTGGTAGAAGCC